ATGAATATAGATTTACCGTGGAGGATAGGGGACAACGATATAAATTCCAAAAGTATTAAAGCTTGGAGCGATAGACAACAGACTTCAGCAGAATTAGCAAGTAATTCTGCAGTTCGTCGAGCAGCATCAGACAAACTTTTTAATGAATACGTCACGGAACAAATTAATGAAACTTTAGAATATAATGCTCTCTATGATGCAATAACTGCATATGAACTTGATTTATTAGCATAAAATTAGTATAAATATTCACATGGATGGTGAAAATACAACAATCAATAACGATACAAGTTTAGGTATTAACCTTAAATGGTTAATACAAATTATAGTACTAGCTGGAGCTGCTGTTTGGGGATATTTCGGACTAACTTCTAAAATCTCTCAATTGGAAATTGATGTACTGAGAATGAAAGACAGTGTAACAATGAACTCGGAATTCCGAGTAAAATGGCCTCTTGGTCAATTAGGTGCACTACCTGACGATGCTGAACAGAATATGCGTTTGAGGTTTATTGAAGCTGATGTATCTATATTAGAAAATCATGTTGATACCTTAAGAATTAAATCTGTAAAGCTAGAGCAAGGAAGAGATGACCTACACGAACCTGCCCATCCTCATTTTTTACCTAAGGTTGGTGCTCCTCACGACACTCAATCTGGTGGTATAAGATAAACAAACATAGAAATAGTGTTAGGTATTACACTAACACTAAAAAACACCGCGCTGTATTAACTAAAGTCCGGATCTGCAGGTTCTGATGTTGCTGTACTACCGTCTCCTACATTAGGAGCAGCTTGCTCACCATCTACAGATGTATCTGGATCAGTTTGTGTTGTACCACTTGGAGCTGTACTACCAACACCGACGTTATCAGAAGCTGTACTACCCACTCCTACGTTATTATCGTCTGCCATAAAACTATTTATACCTAAGTCATCTTCAATCAACTCTAAACGATCTTCCATGTCATCTAGTCTCTGTCGAATTTGACTTATAAGAGATTGCCTTCGTCTTCTAAGAGGTCTAGTCATGTAAATATTTATACACGTAATGAAATTTAGTAGTTATTTAAAAGAACTTCGAAGCCGTTGTTTTCGAGACACAGAAAAGATATCTAAACTATTAAAAATTGAAAGAAGTGTTTGGAGAAAAATTGAAAGAGGAATTAACCCACCGCCTAGAAAGTCCCTACTGCATAAATTTTGTTTGCTAATTAATTGTAAAACCTATGAAAAAAATCAATTATACACATTAGCAAGAAGATGGGAACCAAGCCAGGATACAAATACCGTTCATCATACAATCACTCCAGCAATTGAATTAATGAAGAATCTGAAACCAGATGAATACAGAAGGTGGTATGATGCAGCAATACAAGAAAATACCCCAGACTATGAAAATAAGTACTGGGGTATTAGACGTTGATATATTAGACTTTTATTAACCGCCTTATGGATTACCTCCTCCACCGCCACCACCACCTTGTGGATTATTACCACCTGCTGGAGGAGTTGGTGCAGTAGAACCTCCCTTAGGAACAATTGCAGAGTTAAGAATATCTAACACTTTCATTAACCCTTCTGGAGGTCCATCATCACGCGCTTCAACATGTACATCATACTTAGCTGAGTTATCTGTTTTTCTAACGCTTTCAGATTTATTACTAGTACTTACCGATGCAGTCATCTCTACACTGACTGGTGACCACCAGGCACTATACTTCGCGTGTGTGCTTACATTAGCATCTGTTTTCGCGCTAGTAGTATCTTGACTGGAGGATTTAACTTCCATCGAAAAGTCTACAGTAGCCTTTTTGACTGATAAATTAGGTACATTTACGATAGACAGTAACGGTACATTAAGATCGTTGTCTGCCAACGTTGTATTACCTTTTTTATCTGTTACTGGAGATTTAAATTTAAAATCTACGGTACGTGCAGTATATCCACCACTACCGTCACCTTCTAAACCTACATCTTTAATAAACTGTTGAGTTACATTTGATAATTGACCCTGCGCTTTTGCTGCAGCTAACAAGGGTTGACTAATTAAGTCGGACATTGGAAGTCCTTTGAATTGATCTGCTATTCCTGCCATAACGCCAGTATTTAATTATCCTAACGGAAAAAAACCGTTAAGATGGCAAAATTTTATTTAATTCTTGTCGAATTCTAGCGATACCTTCTGGTGGGTTACATGAGTCTAACTTAAGTGTAATTTTAGCCATTTTTCTTCCATTTACAGAAGTTACCTTGGCACTAATCTCATCATCGTCAACGTCTTCAAAATGTCCTAACTCAACTTCAAACTCAATATCAAGTTCTTTAATATTAAGATGAGTGCTATGAGCTAATGTCAATAAAGGAACATCTACATTTACAGTGTGAGAACCGTCACCATCATTTGATGGTAGCGTTAATGTAATGAAATTTGGTTTTCCATCTTCGTCAAAATATCTTGTAACAAAATTTTGAATATGAAGTTGCTCAACTTTACTTTGAGCCTGGACTGTTGACCTGTATAAGGATTTAACTAATTGATTAAATGTTTTATTAGTTTTCTCTCTAGTTTTAGATGATTTTTTATTAGTCTTAAGACTTCCGAACCCTTCCTTATTCTCATCATCATCGTTATCGAAAATATACTTAGACACACAGATATTATAATACCACCTTAATCATATGCAACTGTATAAAAAGTTTATACGTATGTTGTCACCGTGGGCCTTTTTGTTACAGGAGTACCTTCACTATCATAATCCAACTGCTGTTTAGAACGACCACTTAGTGGTTGGTTAGCTATGTTTAGACGGTGCACCGGACCAGCCTGACTAGTTGTTTTATACGCTGAAGGACTGTATTGTTTTTTTACTGCGTCAGGGTTCTGAGTATGCTGATATGCGTCTCTGCGTCCTAAAGACTGATAGACCCTATCAGCAGATGGGTCAACTATTTCACCACTATATACATTATCCATCCCATTATCTTTAGCCCACTGAGCTAACTGAGTATATGCAATATTACCATAACCCTTTCCACGCAAAGGCATTGGTGCATCTGAAGTATGAAAAATTTCTACAGCTTTTTGACCTGGTACTTCTTTATCGTCTATAATCTCCCCTGTAATCGTTGTAAACTCTACACCATCGACTTTTACAATGAACGTAAAATCACCATCATTAGCAGTCCCTGAAAGCTGCATCTCAGTATCAATTATAGCCTCTTGTAGATAAGCTTCCCAAATTAACTGACCTTCATGGTCCATATAATTATTTATCTTTTAATTATATAATTGTTATATCTTATAACAAGACTATCACGTTTTCATTCACCGGGATCGTTTCCATCGATAACTTTATCACGATTATTCTTAAATTCATCTCGAATTTCTTTTATACGTTTACCGACTTCTACTCTATGAGCCTTCATTGCAGCTTCCCACTCTTTACGGCTAGCTTTAATCTTATCCCTTAAAGCAGCCTTCTCTTCATCAGTAGCATCTTTCCATTGCTTCCTGTCTACTTTACCGCCGAGCTTCTTAGCAGCAGCTGCAAAAGCTTCTCTAAGCTGTTTAATCTTAGCATCATCACGAACTAACTTACCAAACTCACCGCGAGGCCCGCGATGCTTACTGCCACGCTTTTTAGCATCACCGCGCTTTTTGTCGCGCTTCTTTTTGGCATCTTCCCACTTTGCCTTCCAAGCTTCGACTTGCTCAGGTGTAGGTTTACCCTTACCCCGACCTTTTTTATGACCCTTATCAGGACCACCATAAACGGTGGTGAGGCCAAATACCAATCCTAGAACTATCAACAAACGCTTCATATAATTATTTATTTCTTTCCGCCAAAGTACTCCACGGCATGACCCTCTTCTACTAAAATATCATTGTAAGTTTTATAGTTGTCTACTTCACTGTTAAACAACTCACCTAATAAACGTCCAAACTTACCTTTCTTATCTATCTGAGTCTGAACGATTACCTGATTCTTTCCTTGTTTAACAAGTTCTTTTAACCTAGCCTTTGCAGCTAGACCACGCTTCTTCTCTTCTTTATCTCGGGTTCGACTTTCTGGAGCATTAATTCCATACAGTCTAATTCTCTCCTTTCTAAAAACAGAAAAACCACAATCAATTAACGCATCAACCGTGTCACCGTCAACTACTCTTGTTACTTTTGCTTTATACTCGTACATTATTTGTTTTCTCGTCTCTTTCTCCACTCATCATATTGACGACGTCTTTCATTCTGATCTATGTCAGATTTTATTTGATGTTGACCTGATTGCAAGCTTTCTATTCTTTTAAGCAAATAGTCTCTCTTATCACTATCTTCCATCTTACTGAGATATTCTAAACCTCTTTCAATAATCCGTGGATCGACTTTTGGTTGTCTAGAAGGAACTTTTACAATACTCGCCTTAGGTGTGGTTACTGTAGGCTTCTTTGACTTGTCGTCCTTACTGGACCTACTCCTACTACTACTCTCTTTACCGTCTTTTTTAATAACTGTTGGTTTACCTTTCACACTAATAATAGTAGTTTTTAGTCTATTAGAAGCAAATGTTAATACCTGTTCTGTACCATTATTATTAACTCTTACACCGTCTCTAGATACACTTAAAACCTTCACACCACCTGACTGCTCTCCTGCTTTTAAACTTAAGTATTTGTTAGGTAAATCTTTAGAGTATAAATGTGCTTTAGTCTCACCTCTCCAACGTGTCACTCCCGTTAAGAAAAGCTCTATCTTAGGTGTCTCTATCTTGTTAAGTATCTCGCTTACAGGCGGTAAAGTCTCTGTCAATTCAAACGCATTTCTTTTACTAATAAGTGAGTATGGATTGTCCTTAGCAATAACAGAAACAGACAGTAAAAAGAACAGCATATATTTCATATAAATATTTATTTAACTAATGGACAATGAACTTGGATACAACTCTTTAAATACATCATTTACGGGGGCGACTTCTGCGTCGATAGAACTCAGTAACAACGATAAGAATACTCAAAATGATGAGTGCTGTAATAGCAGATGCGGGTGTCATAGTCATGATTAAGTAGAACTTAAAGGATCCCCATAATAAGGATCGAGAATTTTATTAATTATGTCAGTGGAATGATACTTTGTATAAGATAGAAAATGAACTCTATTCGTATCAACTAATGCACCGTGACCTAGGTCACTTACTTCTTCTCTCCATTTACTAGCATCTTGAACACTGCGTAAACTATAATCTGCACCACAATCACTTAAAACACTTTCTGTAATATCCATGCATGGAGCATTATGATAAATCTTGTCAACATATTTACACGCTTCTAACATTTTAACTCTGTCACCGTATGGTATAATAGGTTCCCGTTTATAACTTTTTGCTAATTCATCAGACGCAACACCTACAATAACCTTATCATAAGCATCATGCGCTCGCTTTAATAACTCTACATGACCTTGATGGAATAAATCCCAAACACCTTCAATAAATACTGAAATTTTATCTTCCATTAACAAGTTAAAATATTTTGCAGTATCTGTAGAATAAAAATGCTCTACAAATAATCCTTTTGTCATAGGTGTCTTCCATTTAGTACCATATCTTGCTTCTAAATGTCTCTCTATATACCTAGGTGCAGGGAACTCAAACCCGTATAGCTGGATTGAATCTAATTCTTGAACAAAATATTTTTTCGTGATCCAATAGTAGTCACAATGACTTTGTTTATCAACAGTCCAATTGAATAAAGAACTTTTGGGGAGATTTAATATAGCATTTTCTATCCTACTTCCAGAAGCCATGTCAATCTGATCTTCTACTAAAATATCATAACTTGGAGACTCAACCCAAAAGAACATATCAATCCAACTATCATAATCCCCAGACAGTCTATTTGGCCATTCATTTTTATGAATACTTGCAAGACCTTCTCTAGTAAACCGTATTAACTGTCTTGGAGCAATTACTATATACTCTATATTATTCTCTTTGCAGACTTCTATGACTTTATCATAATCAGTACCTATACAACTAATATCAAAATCATCATCATTTAAATACGTATCGTCTCCACCTTTACCAGCAGCTGCTCGGCTAGGGTTATTTAACACACCACCGTCTCTATGCGCGTGTAACAATGTACCGAAATCAAGCCAATGTTTTACATCAGCCTTAGTTAATAACTGTGAGAATTTGTGTATATAAGAAATAATCCAATAGAATTGAGCTTGATTGTAATTACTCATTTGCGATTTCCTCCATGATCTTCTCTTACGATATCTGATTGATTTATTTCAACCCAATATATTTCAAAACATATAGAATCTTCCAATGCTTCGAATACATGATACTCACCAGGAGGAACTGTAGTAGCTTCTCCAGCGGAAAGTATAGTTGTATCTATTAAATCATAATCATTTTTCCATACAGTGATTTTTAGTAGACCTCTTTCTACATAAAAACAATTATATTTATGTTCGTGTTTATGCTTGCTACAATAACCACCTTTATTAGTTTTAATTCTATGAATTTCAACATTGTTCTTATTAAAAAGAGGTTGTGTAGATCCCCATACTTTACCTTGTTTATGTAGATTCATTAATCGTAACAAAATCTGCTACAACACCATTGCTGCGCAAAAATTCTATACCCTTTTCTATTCGATAAATTTCACTATAAACTACCCTCTTAACTTCTGCTTGTATAATTAATTTCGTACAATCAAAACAAGGGCTTATAGTTAAATAAATTGTCGACCCTTTACTGCTATTTACACTTTTAGCCAATTTCATCAACGCATTGGATTCCGCATGCAATACTTCAGGCTTAGTTTCATAGCCAAATCTAGTCTCGTACTCACAATTATTATCGTACCCTGCAGGAGTACCGTTATAACCATCAGAAATAATTTGACTGTCTTTTACTATAAGACAACCTACCTCTTTACGCCTCGCTTTAGACAACTGACCCCATATAGTGGCCATCTCTAAATACGTCCTGTCTAATTGTATTTGTTCAGGCACTAATAAGGCATTTCATTCTCAGTTAACAACTGATGTCCAGTCGCGTTTGTTGTAGGATTAGATAAACTGAGTATTTTATCTATATCTTCTCGTACCTTAGTACCTCCCCAACGAGTTTGTACCATAGTACCGTCTGGTAACGGGTCGATACTAACTACAACGTCGAGATTAAACAGCATTTCTGCTCCTTCAAGTGTGTGTAATTTTATAAAATGTGCCATATTAAATATCTCTATCACAATCAGTTTTTAAATACCATTTAAGTGCGTCAGGGTCTTCTGCTAAACGACCAGATGCTTCATAAGCTTGCTTACGAATATTATAAGGTATTGAATGTTTATTACGAGCCATGTTTGTAAATCTTTGACACACAGACTCTACTTTTGACCAAAATCTATACGATAGTCTCTCTCGATACTCATCAAAAATCTCTTGTTCAATATCCCACATAACTTGAGTAGCTTTTCGAGTCTCTTCATCTGTTACAGTCTTGTCTATTAGCTTTTTCGTATCAAGTTTACCTTTAACAAAACTAAACTCAAACTCAAACCAATATTCATTACCCTCAAACTCACCCCAATATTTATTATCGGTACTATCACTACTACGTTTTATGATAGTATCATAAAACGATATCGTTTTAGTCTCTAGAACCCTTTCCCATACAAGCTTTTCATTTGCAGTAGTATCTGCAAACATACCCTTGGTTATAGCTCTGTATAATTGCTTTCTATAAATCTTATAAGTAAATAAAGCATTTTCTAAATCTTTAGTTTGGAATTTATGATTAGTGTCAAATAAACTCTCATCCTTCTTATCTAAAACATCTTTTAAATAAGATTTCGGTACAATTATTTCATCAAACATTCCCATTTTAATATCTCCAATCTTTATATTTGTAATTATCTTTATTCTTTTTCCATTCAAGGTCTTGTTCCATCTGTTTACGGCTCTTATGGTAAACAGCTACTAAAAACAATATAAATACAGTAGGTAATAAAAAAAGTAATTCCATGTCACCAATAGTTATCATTTATTTTGTGTAAGCTTTAATTTAGTTGATACCTTTTTCACAGTAGCATGTCGATCAGAATATCGAGTCCTGTTAAACCATTCCTCGTATCTATCAAATGTATCAAAAACAATTAAACTAGGTTTGGTGTCCGGAAATCTTAATGTAACTTCCCAGTCATAATCTTTATTTGACTGTTCAGCTCTTTTTGTAGCTTTTCTAATTTCGATAGCACCAAAAGTCTTGACAGCATGCTCAAAGGAGACACCATCACGACCTACCTTACCATACTCTCCTGACTCATAGTGATCTTGTGATATCATACCATTAGGTTCTACGTAAAATACAGTGTACTGTCCGTTGGGAAATTCATCTACCTTATAAACATTATTACGACCAGCAAATGCGTGTGCGGGTATATCACTACCAGCTACAATATTAACATATACTCGTTTATCTTCTTTTTTAGCTCGTTCAATAGCTTTCTTTACAGTCAAGCTCAACGGTCTATTATAATAATTCAAAGACTTCATGAAATATTCCATAGCGTTTTCCATAGGAATAAAAACTGTTTGTTTACTGATTATATCATTAACGATATAATAATCTTTACCGGATCGAGACATAGAAATCTCCTCTCTGGTCAAACCAGCATGATCAATCATCCTAGTTGGCTTGTTCATTTTTGCGTGCGGGGGAATACCTTCTGCATACGCAGAACCTACAATTAGTAATGATAATAATATTTTTTTCATTATTCTAAATTAAAAAAAAGGTGGCAGGACTATTTGGTTACCTGCAACTTTTCGGGTCCTCGATCAAATTTTATCTTGATCACCCTACTTCGAACTACCTTCCAGTTCCTCAACCACTCGGCCGTCAGTTCCTTGGGCATACATTAACACTCGAGGCGAATGTTTATTCTGTCACACCAGAGACGATCCGTCGATCGTCTCAAAATTCTTAGTTGTTGCAGCGCCACCTGCAATAAAGCGTAAAGTGTCTTACCACTCCTGTCCTCGAACTAGCATCACACTAGTGTAGTGAGGCGATGGAGGCGTTGTACCCGCCAACTTTAAAACATGTCAAATAACTCACACTATTATAACAACTCTGGACAGTAGTGCAACTGTTTTTATCTCCTGTTATACAGTCTCTATAGAGCATGGCAAGTCTTGCAAATCTCGCAACCAGTCCTCGTATGTTTGAGTACCAGAGTCACCGCATGCAAAACATGGCAAATAACCACCTTCAGCTTCAACAATAGTACCACCTCTACCACCACAACGAATACATATAAGACCGAATTTATTTACTTCGTCTATAGCTAAATCTGCTTGTTCAACATTAGTATTGTAATCTTGAGAGAGGGCTAATTTTAGTTTAGCTTGTTTAATATCTTTTTCAGTAGTTGAGCCAATTTGATCTATACCTAACTTTCTAAGACTTTTACGATCTGGAAAGAATCCTTCACTAATATGAAAATCAATATACTTGTCAAGTATCAATTGTATTGCTCCATAAGGGCTTACATCAGCGAAATGAGACTTTTCTGGTTCATCAGGCGGATAAATAAAATACATATTTTTTATACAATCCTCCTGAATATCTTCATCATATTCAATACGATAACCTCTGTATACTCTACCACTGTCGTACATAAGAATATATTATAACTATTTCCCGAAAATTAACAAGCTATTTTTGATGCTTTTTATCTATGATAAAATTGCCAATGACTAAAAAATCAATATTTGTACCCATAAAACATTTAAATGCGTCTAACGGTGTACATACAATCGGCTCTCCTCGAATATTAAATGAGGTATTAACTAATAATGAGCAACCTGTTATCCTTTTAAACTCACTAATCAAAGCATGATATAATGGATTGGTTTCAGAATGGACAGTTTGTACTCGAGCAGAATAATCAACATGTGTCACTGCTGGGATGTTTGATCTTTTAACATTTAGTTTTTCAATTCCAAATAACGCCTTTTCCTCTTGAGTCATTTCATGTTGAATACTCTTTTGTACGTTAGTGACGATTGACATGTAGGGACTGTCATAATCCATTTCAAACCAGTCACTTACATCTTCTCGCAAAACTGAAGGAGCAAAAGGACGAAAACTTTCTCGAAATTTAACTTTTAAATTTAAAAGCTTTTGCATATCTTCAGATCGAGGATCACCTAAAATTGATCTGTTTCCTAAAGCCCTAGGACCAAACTCCATTCGTCCTTGGAACCACCCTATAGCTTTATTATCAATTAATTGCTTTACAGTCTTTTCAATAAGGATAGAATCTGAAACCTTTTGAAAAATAACACCTGCTTCGGATAACTGTTGTTCGATTTCAATATCGCTAAAGCTAGGACCAAGGTAAGAACCTTTCATCATATTACTGTCAAGGGTTCTAGGACTACATGCAAATTTATTATGCCAAACACCTAATGCCGCTCCAAGAGCACCTCCTGCATCTCCAGCAGCTGGTTGTATCCAAATATTTTCAAAAGCTTTATCTTTAAGAATTTTTCCATTAGCAACACAATTAAGAGCAACACCTCCTGCTAGACATAAATTTGGAATTTTATATTCATCTGCGAGAGCACGTGTCATCTGCAATAAAATTTTTTCAGTTACAGCTTGAATAGACGCAGCTATGTCCATATGAAATTGGCTTAAAGGATCTATGTCTGGTTTTCTTGCTGGGTAACCGAAAAGAGTTAAAAACTTGTCACTAATCATAGTCCGACCAGTCATATAATCAAAATAAGACTGATCTAAACGAAAGGATCCATCTTCTTTTACGTCTACTAAATTATCTAAAATTAAATCTGTATACCTAGGTGTGCCATATGGGGCTAACCCCATCAATTTATACTCACCACTATTAACTCGAAAGCCTGTGTAATGAGTAAAAGCAGAATATAATAAACCTAATGAATTAGGAAAACAAATTTCTTTAACAATGTTAAGTTTATTTCCGTTCCCAATAGCTACAGTTGTTGTAGCATATTCACCTACACCATCAATAGTTAAAACAACAGCATCCTTAAAAGGGGAAGGATAAAATGCACTCGCGGCGTGACTAAAATGATGTTCAGTAAATAAAATACAACCTTTAAAACCTCCACCAAACGCCTTTTTTAATTTTTTTGAAATTACTTTCCTTAAAAAGAATTTATCTTTAACCCATATTGGCATACCCGTTCGAAAAGATCTGAGACCTTTAGGAATATTTGTTAAATGTGTTTTAAGAATTCTTTTAAATTTTAAAGAAGGATCATCATAAAATACTATATAATCTATATCTTTTAATGTAATATTAGCTTCAGATAAAACATAACTTATCGCTTTAATAGGAAAGGTAGCATCATGTTTCTTTCTAGTGAACCTTTCTTCTTGTGCAGCAGCTACAATATCTCCATCTATTAAAATGGCAGCAGCGCTATCGTGATAAAATGCTGAAATACCTAATACAATCATTCATTAATCTTTTTTTTGCCAGTAACTGGAAACCGTCTTATTAAAATTTATATCTAGTAAATCAATTTTAAAGACTCTAAGTATTAACCCTACAGGTAAAAATATAAAAATATAAATTAAAGTAAAAATAACGTTACCTATGACTCTCATTATGACTTAAATTGATAATGTGTTTTAGTAGTACCACGCTTGGCGACCTTTTCAAGTATACCATCCTTTGTCAGTTTATTCAAGACATAATATGCTCTAGGCTTATTTTTTATCTCCTTACTAACTTCATCGATACTAAATTTACCATCACGAAGCTTTTTCGCAATATCTTTAATCGTACTTGTCTCTTGCTTTATTCGCTGACTCTTTGGAGCAACTGTAGCTTCTACTGAAACACTCTTCGCCGTAGTCCAGTCATAACCCCGAGCTGTAAAATTAAGCTCTTTAATTAAAGTCGGACCAAACCTATTTTTCGTAATGTTAAGTGTTACAGTCTTATCTTCAAGCTCGTCAAAGTCTTCATGCCGTTTTAAATTACAAACAACATCTACAGAGTGAGGTAAGAGTGTGCTACCTTTCATCTTACCAGTCTTGGTAATATGTGTAATAATAAAAATGGTTGTCTGATGCGCTTTAGCTGCAGCACAAATCTGTTCGACACAGTACTTTTCATGTGCCATAGATTTCGTACTACTACTTAATGATTGAAAACTATCAATTACAATTGCATCAAATTCAGGTACTTGCTTAAGAATAGTCTCAATATTAGTCTCACTACACGCCATAATATTCTTAACACCAATTCTATCACAATTTACCTTAAGCAACTCCATGCACTCTTCTCCAGAAACATACCCAACGTTATATTTCCGAGTGGAGAGACTTTCAAGTATTTGAAGAAGGAATGTAGTCTTACCAGTACCGGGTTCACCGCTGAGAACAACAGTGCTAGAAGGGAGAAACCCTTGACCAAATGCTGAATCAACAACATCGATACCAGTCTTCAGGCGACGATAGAAGATATCCGGAACTTTAATATCCGCTACCTTCTCGAACTTAGTTTTGTTAATGCTTAACTTCATCTCTAACAACGCCAATATTATAGCATAGCTAGAGAGACCGTCAAGTCTAAACTCGACTAATACTCGTAAACATAGACAAAATCCTCTGCGGATCCTTCAACATCAGCTTCTTGAGTGACGAGATTTCCAGAACAAGTTTCGTATGTTCTGGAAATTAACATTGGATCATCCGCAGCTTGAATTTTATCAATAATAAATTTACGTAATTCTTCTACTGCTTTTACTTTCAAATTTTTTTCGTTTATTCCTGCCATTATCGACCTTGTCCTCGATACCGCTTCAAGTATAATTTAGAATTCTTTTGATTGCTACTCTTATTTTTGGAATGGCGGCCCTTCATATTTGTTTTTTTGCCGCAGAAGTTAATTTTTTTCAGGTTTTTTGTTTTTGTCATGTGTAAATAATTTATTACAAGAATCTGATAAAGAAAGAATATTTAAATGATAAAAGATTCGGGACTCTAATAAAACTTTCATTACGAGCATTCCAATAAGAATTCCAAGACCGTAATTAAGTAAAATAACTATCACTATAAGTATTTATAAAAATATAACAGTAAATAAAAAACAAAACGGATGATACATATAATAACTCCTTCTATACGACCACGTAATTTACAGGTCATAAGCTCGTCAATCCCTAAAGAATGTAACTGGATAATAATATTAGATGAGCTTTGTAAAGAAAAATGTAAAGTAGATAACGCAACTGTTATAACGCCTGAAAAGCGTGATAAAGACCACTACAATGAACATTTTAATAACAGTAACTGGAATAGGAATTATGTTCTAGATAATTATGAATTTAAAGACGGAGATTGGATTTATTTTTTAGATGATGATAATAGTATACATCCAGATTGGTATAAGAACGTAGAAAAATGCACTAGCACAAATTACACTATGGCAGTATGGGGTCAATTAAAATCAGATGGTAAAACTAAGCGGCTACCTGCTAGTAGGAATAATTTGTTAGAACGTAACTTCCCAATTGCTTGCAGAAAAATCGACACAGCGTGCTTTATGGTAAACTACAAACACGTAAAAGATATAAGATGGATCACCCAAGACTGCGTTGATGGTCATTCTTATATTGATAGAGAATCTTTAAGAATAGCTCGGTCTCAAAAAGAAATAATTAAAGAAGGATATATACCAGCGGCTGCCGATAGTATATACGCTGAGGTATGCTCTAAAATAGGTGAAAATTATTACATTCCAGAGTATATTTCTTATTATAATAGATGGCCACGCCAGTTAGAGTCGAAAAAATATTATCCAGGAAAACGATATGGTCCAAAAAAACGACAAGGCATGGACGCGGGTTAAAAATGGAGCCAGCTCTCGGATTCGAACCGAGGACCGACGGTTTACAAAACCGTTGCTCTGCCGAACTGAGCTAAGCTGGCTACTTTAAAATGCTGGTGAATATATAATATCAATCATTTTAGTCGTCTAAAAATTCTGTACAAAGCCATTCAGCAGTTGTTTCCCAATACTCAGCCGCATTTCTAAGTTTTTGATTTTGCTTTCTAAGTCTTTCTAATTGCTTAACTAAACTGTTAACTTGCTCAACAGTCTTATCAATAGCAGGACAAGTATATGGTGGTATTTTATTAGGTGCACCACGTTGTAATTTACGAAACCTTTTCGCGCTTGGTGCATAATAAGTGTAAGGAGATCTTCTCTTACGCTTCATAAAGGTATATTAGCTATACGGTTGTCTATTTCTCTTACATATTCAGTTACCCACTCGTGTACATTACCTGTAGGTTCCCATCCTAATAATTCTCGTGCTTTAGTATTATCTGCTAAAGTTTGAAACGGTTCTAATCGCTTAGGTTTATACTCAAACGGCCCACCAAATATATTAGCAATATCTTGTACTGATTTATTATCACCGTTACCAATATTAATAATTTCTCCTTTACCTACATTATTACTTGTACACGCTAATAAATTTGCTTTTATAACGTCTCTTACGGAAGTAAAATCTCTCCGTTGTTTACCATCACCGTATATAGTGAGAGGTCTGTGAATTTGTTTTTGATGAGCAAATACACCCATCACTAAACAATATGCTCCTTGTGTAGGCATTTTATCACCATATACATTAAAATACCTTAAGCATACAGTCTCTAAATCGTGTATAGTGGAATATAACTGACAATATTGTTCTCCTATTAATTTTTGTAACCCGTATGGACTTAAGGGACAAGAGGGTGCGGTTTCTGGAGTAGGGAACAATTCTGTATCTCCATATATAGAAGACGATGAACTGAAAACAAATCGCTTAACACCTACCTCCCTACACAACTCTAGCAAATTAAGAGTTCCGTTGACATTCGTATCATTAAATTCAATAGGATTATCTATTGATGGTTGTACTCTTGCTTTCGCAGCAAAGTGCAGCATGTAGTCTGCACCTGCAATTTCTTTTTTTACCTTATTAGTAATTTCATTATCACCTGCTAACATAGAAATATCAGCATTAATAATATTTACATTAAAAGATGCAGGTATATTTTTATTAAACCCTGTTGAAAAATTATCAATACAAATTATCGTAGGATTAACATCTTGTTTTAGTACTTCGTCTATAAAAGTACTACCTATAAAACCAGCACCACCGGTGACTACGTATTTCATCTATAAATTATTTACCAAATGTTTAGGAAGATCTACTACTCCACTACATATTGATGAGGGCTATCCCAATACTCTTTAGCTTTTTTTAATTTATCCTGTTGATAGATAATTTTATTATGTAAAATATAATTCTCATAATCTATGACAGGATAAACGTCTAAATATGTCTTAAGAGAGGCATTATAAATTTTAGTTTCTTTATAAGGATTATTTTTATTTCTCTCTAAAAAGTTTTTATATGCTAAGGAATGAACATTACGCATTTGATTGTTTATCTTTTTTATCTTATAACCAGCAATTTCTGCTCTATAAGATTCATCAAAATGGTTAGGATCAGAAGTACTCCCATCATCAGGGACGAACCCTAAATCACTACCTAGAATTACAATCTCTTTAAAATTCATATGATAAGCTAACTGTAATGCTAGATTCATTGATGTACCTGACTTATCTATACGTTCATTAATATTTCGCGAAAAACATGATTCTAATATATTTCCACTCATATCTGGTTTATTTTCAGATAAGCTCTTAAACCAATTTATTTGAGGAATAGTGTCTTGTGGATCGATCCATTGTTTGAATTGTTTAGCTATAAATGACGTAGTTCTCTCTTCTTGAGCTGCTTCACGTACAGAATTAATCCATGATTGACCCCATATAGGACTACGGACATTAGTAGATGAAAAAAGATAATACGTAGGTCTCCATTCTTCATTTTCAGCCCAAATTAGAGAAACCTTATTCATTGCTATGGAAATTTCATCTTTTATGAGATTTAAATTCGTATACTTTAAACTAGGTCCATTGGCTATTAGAAATACCCTATCACCGGTGTGTTTATCTTTATATTTCTCAAATACAGGATTCATATTAATTATTAAAGTAAGACGATATAATTTGCAATGCACAGTCTTTATGTACCGTGTTATGTTCAACACTCGGCCAGTTGTCAATATTTTCAGATGAATATGTGTCGAGTATAGGTCCTCTGTTCTTCATTTCTTTGTCTTTTAAAAAAGATTTATTTTCAAAAATAACAGGAATAGAATTATCTTTATATAAAGCTGCTAATACAGCCACTCTATGGTTACCTGCTGTAACATAAAATTTACTTTGTTTTTTATATTGTAAAAAATACCCACATATACCTCCTTGTCTAGTCGGGAACTTTTCAGGTGTATAATTATGTTGTTGTATAGAAGATATTAAATTTTTAAGTTTTAATACTTTTTGTGAAACATCAAAATCAATAAAAGCGACATCCTCAGTATTTACAGGTTTGTAGTGTATCCAAGGCAAAAATGATGTTTTGTATGAATTATCTAAAAACGAAAATGAAGAATTTTTTATATTAAATAATTGCTTTAATGTTTTAGGTTTAAACTGTTTATAAAATTTATATAAATAAGTATCATCTGGTTTAATATTTTTGTCGTTTAAAATTTCTACAGACGTGACATATAATGGGTTTTTTTCTATACATATAGGAATTCTACTTAAATTACATATATCTTGTACGCCTATATTCATTTTTTACAAACTAAAATAGGTCGTTTATAATTTAAACTACTCGTTGTATCTTTATATTCTGAAAATAATGTAAACCCAAAACACCTTAATACCTTTTTAACATAATTAACAGAAGGTACAGAATATAGATTATTATACTCGTTGGATTTAGATTTAGAGTTTAAAGGTAAACAAACCTCTTTTTCGGTATTATAAGATTTAAATTCTAAAACTAAAATATCAGCAATAGTTCCTAACTTTTCTAAACATTCATCTATATTAGGTATTCGATGGAGAAGACCTAACGCCATTCCAACGGTAAATTTTTCAATTTTATCTTTATATAAATCAATACACTTAAAATCTATATTACTTAAATTAAAGACTTCTTTTGCTAATATACCTCTTTTTATTCTAAGAGAATCTATATCTGTACCTAACACATATTTAGCACCCATTTTAGCACATTCGATGGCATAATAACCATCTCCACATCCTATATCTATTAGAGTTTTATCTTTTAAATCTATTTCATTTATTATAGGACTCAAACGCTTCCATTTATTTAAATTATACCCCAGACTGTTAATATGAGTTTTTCTTGTAGAAATATCATGTGGAAACTTATAACAACAATTCCACTCTCCTCCTTCTGCTAGCTCGTTAACTTTAATTTGTAATTCTTGTTTAGATATATTTTTCATCCAAGGTCAAACTTTAAAACTAAGTTCTCCTGTCGTCATACTCAATAACTCCTTTATCATCACGATACTTCGCAATCTCATTACCACGATAGTCCCAAAAGTTCTTACGCTCTGATTCAAAAATAGAATCTTTATAACAATCAGTAAAACAATTAGGTGTCTCATACAGTCTAATATGATCAATCCATAAGTGCTTGTATGGTGCAAATAAAATATTTTGAGCTAGGAACACTTCTTTAACTAAATTCTCTACTGATGGATTACAATACTCTTCACCACCGCTTAATGACATTTTATACAACTTACTATTTACACTAGCTGCTGCATCAATTAAAAGAGTATCTTTAGGGTTTAAAATAGCTCCATGATCTAAAATATCATCAATCCACTGACAACCTACCCGCTTGATCTCTTTAAAATCAATAGCATATCCAATATCTTCCATCTGACTAAAGCCAAATGTTAATTCAAATAAATAAGTATGTCCATGGACATTAAAACATTTCATACGCTCATTCATCACTCGATGCATTGAATCAAATGTCCCTTTTCTTGTTATTGTTTGTTTACTCATATTTTAAATGGTACCGATGGAGGGACTCGAACCCACACTTCCTACCGGAAAAGAGATTTTAAGTCTCTCGTGTCTACCCATTCCACCACATCGGCGTCTTATTAAAAGGTTAATTACCAAACCCAAACCATACCATAATCATCAGACCAATCTTCTGGTAAAATGTCGTAGTCTTTAGTTTTTGATTTTCGTTTTCTTTTCGTACGTTTCATTATAACACGACGGGCATAATTGTCCAGCACCTTCTATGTAAAAATACCTGAAATCAATATGATCAAATTCATCATATTGTGTGTCTTTTTTACATATAATACACTTATCCTTTTTACCTTTTTTATTCATTTATATTTTTGTGATATCCAGCTATCATTTGAGTATCAGAATTAATACCCTTATCTCTACTAAGATTAACAGCATATGCAGTAGTTATAGATTCTGTATTCCCAGCTACTCCCGGTGGTTTAATATCATTAACAACAACTCTAGGGCCAGCTGCTAAATCAAACAGACACTGATCATACCGCATATTATAATGATTTAATGCACGTAGTGTGTGTTCCTTATGCTTACCTTCTCTTGCAGTAGTAATAATAATTCTATCCTTTTTTGGGCGACTTTTAAAAAAATCTATCGCATTTTTAATGGGCTTTTCATGCAAGTGACTTGACTCTCCATATTTTTCTATAAGATCATCAATAGTATCATTATATTGATGGTAAAATATTGTACCATCAATATCTACGAACCATGTTTTATGTAATGTTTCCATATGTAAATTCAAACTGTAACTGGTTGCTCTTCCAGGGTTTATCTCTTCTATTAAATTTAATACCTTCTCGCTGAAGTGCTACAAACCATACTACAGGCTGCTTATTAACCGGATCTTTCCACACACCAGGATATAAATCTGGGCGCCAGCCGCGGTTGAACAATTGTTCAGATGCTTCAGCTCGAGTTAACATATTAATCTATTAAATCTGCTTCATCCTTTTCAATAAAATAAAGTAACCTGTATATTTTTTCTGGACCAAATTCTGTAAACCATTCTAACGGGGTTTTTTTATTTAAAAAACCGTGAGGGAGCATAATCCATTCACTAACTTGATCGTGTTCAATAACAGCGCAACATTCATTGATAAAATTAACAAAATCAATTAATTTATCTGACGGAAAGGAAATAATCGACGAAGCTTCCATGACAAAAGAATAGCTTCGCTAAATAAAAAGGCAAGTCACACTAGAAGAATTTCGATCGTACCATCATCTTCATCGTACTTAAACTCAACATCATAATATTCTTCAACTACACAATCACCAGCTACTTCTATGTCTTGATCTAAATACTCCTCTGGAATATCTTTCAATTGGTCTAACAAGTCTTGATAGGTCATATATTATTGTTATTAATATATTTAGGTTATAAGTTCAACTCGCTAGTTTTTTCTGGTGTGTCTTTTTTTACTTTTTTGCGACGTCGTAAAATCATAAAAGCAAAAATTAAAATAATAAATGCTTGCAGATATATGAAATACAACATAATACTTTTACTAAGATCCCGCGGTGGTTCAGATTCTACCCGCGGTACCATAGGTAGTAGCTTCGGTTCTGAAGAAGAGATAGCATTAGTGGTTGTTTGTCTTATCCTACGCTTAAGTGGACTGCGTTTAGAAGGAGAAAGAGGAGTGGATTTTTTAATCTCTACTTTATTTGTGTTAGGTTTTGATTTAAAAGCCAATTTTTCTTTAATTTTTTGACCAATAGTCTTCTCTGAAACTGGATTCTCTTTTTCTTCTTTTAATCGAACAAAATTTTTATAATCTTCAACTTTAACGGGCTTGTCATATTTCACTGGTGAAGTCGAGCAGCCAATAGAGAATATAAACACTAAAATCGAAAAAAATTTCAGAGACATCTAGAATAATTTAAGTAATGGGTTTATTTTATCCACCATTAACTTGTACGGTTCTTTTTGATCAGGTTTAACTTTATTATAGTATTTCTGTAAGACTCGCTTTAAGAATGGTTTACGTATATACTGCAAATCTTCATACCTATAATCTTTTTTAGTTGCATGTTGTATACAAGCTAATAAAATTACTTTTTCCTCATTATTTAACGAGTTGAGTAAATCAGAATGAATCACTAAATAGTTTATCATAAGCAGCACGTAATGCAATATGACAAAATTAAATTTCGTACGAGAAAAAACATTTAAAGAAGAGATACATCGTGCTGGATGGAATTGGGTAACAAAAAGCCTTATAAATAAATTTCATGATCCGAAAGCTGATATTCTTATAGATGAATTTGTCGAACGAACGTTCGATTGGGATTATACGTTTAACAACGATAAAGCTCTAGTATTACCTCACCATAAACGAGATTGGATTGGTATCATTCATAACCCTATGATAATACCTAAACCATTTGATATCAAACAGTCCCCAGTTAATATGTGTGCTCGATTACCATTTTTATTAGCACTTAAAAACTGTAGAGGTATCTTCACTTTATCTAGTGATCTAGAAGAATCTATGAGGCATTTATTTATACAATATGGTTTCGATCATATCCCTATAGAGACTCTAATACACCCGACGCCTTTAGATGTTGAGGAATTTAATTTAGAAGCTTTTTTAGAGGACCCTCAATTAACTTGCATAGGTTACTGGTTACGTAATTTTGAAAGTTTCTGGTTATTAGATACTAAAATGACTAAAAATGTACTATTAGGGAGATTACCATACGCTCACCAAACGTATCAAAAACAATTAGAGACCTTTAATCTTAAATGTACATTTACTGGAGAAAAAACAAGAGGTAATGTGATCGTACACCGTCACTTAGAGAATAAAGAGTTTGATAAGTATATGACCACCACATGCGGGTTTCTCGATCTTCTAGATACTAGTGCAAACAACGGTGTAACGGATTGTATATCTAGAAATATTCCATTATTAATTAACTGTCATCCAGCTGTTGTAGAATATCTAGGAGATGATTATCCCTTTTATTATAATACTTTAGAATCAGCTAATAGAAAAATTAATGATACACAATTAATAAAAGACACATATGAGTATCTCAAAAAGTTAAATAAGACTAGATTCAATATCTATACATTTATAAAGGAATTCGAAGAGAGTAACATTTATAAATCCCTTTAAGACGTTTTTGCACAGTTTTTGTAAAAAAATTTTAACCGCGTATACGGTCTATTAGTAACTGGATATATCTCCGTAATCTTTAATAAGCCACCCATAACTCTTGACTAATAAATCAAACATAAAATCATCAGTCATAGTCTTTGTATGAGCTAGCGGGTATATTTGAATATTAGAATCTAATAAATACTCACGATCAGATATTCCAATACCTATAAAATTTTTTATAACGGTATTAGCTGTAGGGTATACTATTAATAACATATCTGAGTCAGACTCAGTTTTTAAATAACCTCTAAATATAGCTACTTCAGTTTTACGAACCTTCAATAGAGATTTAACAGTTAAATTTTGAGGGAAAGACTCATCTACTTCTCTTTGTTTATATTTCTCGAGATTATTATACCAAAATTCTTCTGGTGTTTCGCTTAAATCAAATATCATAGTCGCAATTCAACTGATTTTTCATGCCCTACAATAACATTAGGGTGTACATATATATCAATATCTTTTTTCTTTAATTTAAGACATAATGTAACATCTTCCATGGAAAAATCTTGCGATGTTTGAATTTGTAAATATGTTGGTTCGAACCAAGGGTATTGTAATTGTTCAAATATGCCTTGTTTAAATAAAATAAAACCAAAACCAACATACTCTACTTTAAATGGCATATATCTTGAACGCACATTTTCTTTAGCTAAAAACTCAAAGGTTCCATGATTTTGAAAATGACCTTCATCCCAAGTTTCTACAGCGGCAAAGTCTTTATCGTTTGCCATAATATAAAGACCTGATATTACATCCATATCCTCTTTATATAATAAATCAAAATCTGTGTTTGTAAAAACAATATCACTATCTATCCATAACACATAGTCGTATTGTCTGCCATCAAACGGTAGTTGATTAGTGCCTTTAATTGGAGAACCTAACATACACTTATTGCGCACTTCGTATATATTACGTGAATAGGCACTACAAAAGTACACCTTGAAGCCCTGATTGTTTAAATGTTTAATTAATTGAGTTAAACAATTAATAAATTTTCCTGAAAAACAATCACCCGGACAACATATAATTATAGTCTTATTCATCTGTCTTTATAAAATTAAAATTACCTCCCTGCAGGTCGACTGCTTTATCTATTAATAGATCTAAATTTCGTCTTCTTAAGCGCCGACAGATATCTATATCAACAAACTGTTGTTCAGCTTCTGTTGTACTTACGTGTGGACGGAACCAAGGATATTCTAATTCTTCAAATACTCCTTTTTGTATAATAACAAAATCAAAATCTAAATAATCCGCTTTAATGTAATTATCGTCTTCTTCAAGAACCTTATACCTACCATCCGCCTTTCCAGATATAAATTTATGCTCAGAAGATTTATTATATAATTTAACAAACTGTGCAGGTGTAAAAGTAATTTTATTACTTAAAAAAACTAACCTATCATATTTAATTGTTTCTTGATACGGTGATTGAGAAGGTCCAGATAATACATTGCCACCGAGACACATTTGCTTTGCATAAAAAGCATTACAACTATTGTGCTGAGAAATATGATAACGTATACCAGTTTGATTTAAGTATGTAGTTAACGTTATCCATGATTTTAAAAACGCAGAACTGTAAACGTTTTCGAATAGGTTGAATACAATAGTCATTCTCGCTAAAATATTTACAGAAATAATTTAGGAAACAACTAATTCTTTTTAAATTTACTATCCTTATCAATAGCAAAATTAGCTCTACTAAACTCTAAACGATCAACAAACTTAACAGCGTTTCCAGTCGCATCAATAGCAACATACCCTTCAGGATCTGTTACTACTAAATCCCCGTTATCAGCAAACAAGTAGTTCTTCATATCAACTCCACGCATCATGTTATTATACTTTTGTATAAAAATATCTTTACATTGTTTTACTGCTTTTTGAAACTCAAATACACTGTAAATATCTGGTGATGCATCTTGTATTAAAGCTAACAATTGTTCTTTATTTTGAGCAGCTTTCGCTTTACCAGAATCACTTTTTAATTTATCTATTTGTTTATCTATTTTATTTGTAAACCACTGTACAAATTGACTAAAAGAAGATTCAGTATTGCTTAAAAAATCACCAATTCTTATCTCAGTATTGATATATGTGTTTAAACTAGACAATAGTTTTTCAGTGACTTTATTAAAATCTATTTGTGATAAATGTTGTTTAGCAAATTGTATTAATGAATTAATAGTATTAGTTTCATCATTTGTTAATGTAATATGCCCAGCGTCATTTTCAAAATAAGCATCTTTAACATATACATTAGGTCCTGGATCTAAATTCGTAACATCAACACCGAATTTTTTAGTAGAAAATCTGACGTAATTTTCTTGATCAAATGTAACGTCATATTCGGTATGAAATACAACGCCAATTTGTGAATTTAATATTTTTTGACCTTCTTCACTATCAACCGGTACAGCATATACTATAGTATTAGGTTTAAATGTTATGTGCGGTACCCCTTCAATATCAATGACCTCTTTTATATCGTCGTCAAATAAGAAGTCTCCTTGATATGCGGAATCAAAACTTAAATTTTTAAAGTGTGTAAATGTTTGTACTAACTTATCAACTAACCCCGGTGCTTCAGCATGGTTTATTTTAATGTCATTAACTGAATAATTAACTTTAGGTACTTTATTAAATACAGACTTACTACCAACAAAAAACCTACCAGCTGGATCTACTCCTAATATTACAGCTGGTGCTCCATCGTACTTTACTGTTGCGTTAACAGAGCGTGGTGTATTACTATCTAATATCTCTGTAAGTGCTTCAAGATAATTAATAGCTCTAACCGCACCATCTTTTTGATCAGTAAGAACAAGCTCCTCTAAGTGAGTCAAATGTTTATTTGGACCAGCAGATTCATATAACGGAAAATATTTTTTATAAGTCAGCATTACCTTGTCTATAAATATTTACTCTAATTCCAATATCGTCCTTTAACCAAGTATCACAAAAACCTTCTTCAATTAGATACCGTACAATCTTATTAGGAATTCTTTCCCCTACAATCATATCATCATCATCAAAAATACCGATAACATAAGGCATAACCTTTACTCTATACCCCATTACTGTTGTATCATATAATCCTAGTACTGCCATTTTATCAGGAAGCTGGTGTATATTTAATACGTACTTTTAAATCACTATCGAACTCAAAATCAAACCAATTAGAATCAACACACTTTTTAAAGACCCATTCTAAATTCTTACCAGCATTCTCACCTAATTGTAGCCAGCGACAATGTTTAAATTCTGTTGATGCGCGCTCGGCGGCTCGATACTCTGGTCCAGATAGTTCACCTCTAATAGCTTTAGATACTCTTCCGGCGATTCCATATGTTCCAGCACCACCGCCATTAAATACGATTATACAATCATCTTTATGAGACGTAATATATTTATGTAATACACAAGAACAAAAGATTCTCCGACGTTTTTCAAAATCTACAATACCTGAAGCTCTTTCTTCATCTGCTAACTTTTTAGCTCTGTTTTCTAATCCACCGAATTTAACATCCATATCTGCTTCTTTGAAATAAATCCATTGATTCATATTCTCAACAGTCCAATGCAATTTCTTATCTCCTTCCGGGTCCCAAATATTACCAACTGTGACTTGACTTTGTCGAGTTACAGGTACTGTAAGTTTAACAATATCTTTTATTCCTTTAGATATAATTTTCTTCTGAGTACCAATTTCATACTCTTTCCCACCAGCCTTCATTGTACTAATATCTCCAGTTTCGCCTTTCTTACCTTCAGTAAGCACCGCTAACATAAATTCACCTTCCCCTACACCAACTCTACCCTGAGGGTGTGCGATCTTACAAAGATCATTATAAAACTGATATGCATTAGCAACACCTAGACCAGTTGCTTCACCCGACCGGGGCTCCATTCTCCCTACAATACGAGGCTCTACTTCACTAAAAAAGTCTCCTTGACCCGCCCCCGTGAATCGTTTAAAGTCACTATATCTAGATTTACTCCTAGAGAGAAACTTTGCAAACTGAATATAATCTACCTGATGAGCATCTAAAACCGCCTCTAAAGACCTTTTGTAATTATCATCATCAAATCCAATTGCCGTTAAAAACTTCCACATCTCCTTCGTTTCGACTATCAGCTGGGGCCGCCCATACATCGTATACTGTCTCAAAAAATTGTTTAAATGTTTTCATATTCCTGCAGGGTACCTTTGTGGTTTAGGCATGTGAGATGGATCTTTAGAAAATAATGCATGCACTATACTTAACATCCAATCCTTTAATCCTTTTTTCTTTTTCTTTTTCTTTTTCTTTTTCTTTTTCTCAACAACAGTGTCTTCACCAAACATAAGATCATATGACTTAATAATCAAGCCATTTAATTCAGCTATTGTATCATCGTTGCGTAAAGATTTAAAGGCTAAATTTTCTACAGAATATTCTCCTTTACCAGCAAGACCTTCTCTACGCATTCTCATTAACTTGTTTTTTAATTTTTTAGCGCGGTTATTAATTAATACAAGATCATCTTTATCATCAATCTCATTTAGAGCTTCCTTTATTAGTTCTACCTCTGTACGGAACTGTTCTGCCTTCTTTTCAACATCCCGCTGATCTATCTCCGGGGGGTCGTGAACAGGTTTTTTAATCCATCTATTATCTTGTATACTAAATAAACCGGAAGCCACATGAGGTTCATGAATATCCTGAAAATATAATTCAACTTCATGATTATTAAATTCAATATTGTGTGTTAAATTCCATATAAATCTTTTACCGTCTAATGCTCTCTTTACTATGCTTTCATCTTCATTTATTTTAGCAAAATCTAATAGTATATGTATGTCAAGATCTGAATGCTGAGAGTAATTAAAATTAGCTAATGATCCTGTTAATTGAATATCATCAATCATTTCAGGAGTAATGTGATCATCGTCTTTTATAAAATCCTCTACAATTTCAATTATAGAATTTAATACTTCTTCATTAAAATTATCATCAGTCCAAAACTCAGGGTGTAAAGTATCATTATAATAATTTGTTTGTTCAAAATATTGTTTAAATGATTCCTTTTTCCATTTCTTTTTTCTTTTAGTACTACCCTTACCAACTTTCCAGCCAGTACTTTTAGAACAAATAGCATATGCAGAGGATTTACTTTTTCCTTGCTTTTGTACTTTCTTAACACACCTATCGAGCGTTGCTGGCATTATTTAATTATTTAATCAAATGTTATATGTATAATTGCTGACCTATACTGATCTTATTCGGGTCAGAGATATTATTTTTTTTCATAAGATCCTGTATACTTACATTATTATCACGAGCAATCTTACTTAATGTATCTCCTGCCTTTACAGTATACGTATTAGTAGGTGTTCCTGATGATGCCCAGCGCTGGCGTGGGTCAGCATCGGCGCCTCTTCCATAAGCAGCAAAGATACTAGCATTACGCTCCATACGATCTTTAACACCATGTGGTTTACCTGCTTTGTTACTAGCTACAGATTTTCTATAATCATTATGATTTAAATATTCTTTTGCAGCTACTGACCAATTACCTTGATTCATTAATTCTAATGTATCTGGACTACCAGATAAATCACCTCTAAAGAAACCATCTACTACTGCATTTTGAACATATGAAGGCAATTTATCATATCCTCTAATATATCTACGAGCTAAAGCAATTTTAGATTGTAGGTCGATATTGAACAATTGTTTCATTTGATTATCGTTCAACGGCATACGACCAGATACAACAGCATTATAATACTGACCGGTAACTTGTCTGAGCACAGGATCGTTTTTAGTAATTAAATGGCCTACCCCAACGGTTAAGTGCCCCTCTGAGTCTCTGTACGCATATCCCGGGCGACCCGGTTTACCTTTACCTTCACTCTGAACAATATAATCATACATTGATTGGTCTTGTTTTATAGTATGAGTTATTGGGGTAGGCATTTTGGCTTGTACTTCGCCGGGACCGCCAAATAAACTGGCAGCACCCAAACCTAAAGCTGCAGCTCTACTAGACCACGGGCCTTCTCGCAAGAAAACCTCATTACAGTCTGATAGTTGTTTAAAGGTCATTTAAATTATTTATACAGGATTAGTAATAAATACTTGATGGTATTCTTCTTGTTTATCACATTCACCATAAAAATAATTATCTAATTGTTCTAATAGTCTAACCTTTGCCACGTGGAAATCAACTTCATACCATTCATTTTTTATTTGCTTAGCAAAATATTTCATTTGTTTCTTTATATTTTGTTCAGCTTGAAGATATTCTGGATGTTTTATAGAATATATAACCTCGTAATCTCTGAAGGGAGAACTCGTTTGATATGTTTGCAAACGAGTTTTTAAGTTACGAGTGGTTCCAACTTTCAACCATCCAGGCCAAGATTTATTAGTAATAATATACAAATACCCTGGTGAAGTCACAGCCACATAAATATTTATGTATCCAGAGACGTTTTGCTATTTATTAATTAGCTCTTTTTTTTCTTCTTAGATTTGGGTTCTGGTTTTTCTTCCCATGCCTTAGTCTCTTCATTAAAATGACGTGTAACATCACCAGTAACAGGGTCTGTAGCAAAAGCAGTCTTCACTTCTTGCTTATGACTTATCTTGTTAGCAAAAGACCAACCTGTGCCAGTAATGCTCGCCGCGGCACCTAAAATCATATGAAAAGTCTCAGAATCTAAGGAGCCTTTTGCAATTAATACACCACCAGCAATAGTAGCGGCGTGACGAAGTAAACCGCCGATCTCCTTTTTATATGTTTTAATAAAATTAAATACCTTTTTCATGTTTAACTATTTATATCTGACACAATTAAATAATTATATGGAGTCAGCACTAATTCAACCCGGAGAACTAGAAAAAGCATTAGAACACTTTATCGGACAGTATGGATGGATGTTTATAACTGGTATAGCGTTAATGATATTTCAATCTAGCATTAAAAAATTTGCAGCCGGCGTATTTGTATTTTGCGGGAACGATTATAAAACCGATGATGTTGTATATGTCGATGGAAAACCAGGTCGAATTATTCGAGTAGGTCTTACTAAGACAGTATTTTTTATCTACGACGTAATGGACGGTAAAGTTATTGGCGGTAGCAAGCTAGTCGTTCAAAACGAATGGTTAGGTAAGCTTAAGATTGAA